CGTTGCGGATAAAGTATCTAAAAACAAGAAGTCAAAATGGTACGGTAAAACTCCTGAACAGATAAAAAATATCTGGAACACAGAAGCTGAAAGAGCTATGGAGTTAGGAAACTGGTACCATAATCAACGTGAGAGTGATCTCCTTGAGTTTAACACTATACAGCGTTATGGCAAGGAAGTACCTATAGTAAGACCTATTATTGAAGGTGATAAGAAGTATGCTCCTAATCAAAAGCTAACAGAGGGTGTGTACCCTGAACTACTTGTATACTTAAAGTCTGCTGCCATTTCTGGTCAGTCAGATCTTGTAGAAGTAGTAGATGGATTTGTACACATCACAGATTACAAAACCAACAAAGAGATTAAGGAGAAGTCTTATGTAAACTGGGAAGGTGTATCTAAGAAGATGAATGCCCCTGTAGAACACCTGGATGATTGTAATTTAAACCATTACAATTTACAGCTGTCCCTTTACATGTACATTATCCTTAAACATAATAGACGTCTTAAACCAGGTAACTTGGTTATTCAACACGTCAAGTTTAAGAAAGAAGGGGAAGATGATAATGGATATCCAATCCATGCACGTAATCCTCAAGGAGATCCTATTATTGAAGATATTGTTTACTATGAGCTTCCTTATTTGAAGGAGGAGGTGGCAAACATTCTTAAACATTTAAAAGAACAAAACAATGCTAGTTAAGCTATTTGACATTCAGAATGGGACGGTTATACCTTCAGAGCATTCTTACACTCTTAGTTTTTTAAAGACTATTAGAGAAGAGTATGAAGAAGATCATTTAGATATATATGCGTATTTATTCTATATGACCTGTCCTAGTCCTGATATGAATCCGTTCTTTAACATTCCTGATAGGGATAAAGAAGAACTGATAATGAGGGAGTTACGTACTGGTGAAGAATTTCCTGAGTTTGATCCTGAAGATAAAGCTATTACAGAAGCTCTTGTAGAATGTAAACGCCTGTATGAGACTCCTACTTATAGAGCTTATAAAGGTATTGCATCTATGCTAGACCGTCTTGCTACATATATGGAGAAGACTCCTATAGAACATGGAAGAGATGGGAATATTAATCAGGTAGTAAATGCTGCTGCTAAGTTTGAACAGATAAGAAATTCCTTTAAAGGTGCCTATAGTGATCTGCAAGAAGAACAGAAGTCATCTGTTAGAGGAGGTCAAAACCTATCTTATGATCAAATGTAATGAGTGATATCAGTATCCCATGTTATAAGACTAAGGAAGCCTCTTGGACTGTGGTAAAGTTCGGTGATAAAAATGAACTTGTCAAGTTTATAGAGGAACTTTTTAAAGAACCAGGTGAATATAACTTTACTGAAGAGACTGTTGTATTCAACGCTGAGGCTACTAAATTCAATAGGTCTGGAGTTTATTGTACAGCTCCTTTTATGTCAAAAGAATTTGTTGACTATTGGGATGATCAGAAAATAAAATGCCGGAATGGTGTTATTATAGAGGGGGAAAAAGATACTTGGTACTTAACCAGGGACTATTACATGTGGTTAAACTTCTTGCCAATCTATGATAAGGAAGAAAAGAAGTATGGATTTGCTAAGGTTAGAGATGCACAGTATCACATGGCCTTATATGAATGGTTAGCTGAAGCAACGTTTAAACATTCTGCTATCCTGAAAAAACGTCAGATAGCTTCGTCATATTTTCATGCAGGTAAACTCATCAATTCTTTTTGGTTTGAAGAGGGTGCTGTATTAAAAATGGGAGCATCACTTAAATCTTATGTAAATGATGAGGGTACATGGAAATTCCTGGACGAGTACAAGAACTTTCTTAATGAACATACCGCCTGGTATAGACCAGCCAACCCTGATAAAACCTTGCTTTGGGAACAAAAGATTGAGGTTACTATCAATGGCCGTAAGCAGAGTAAAGGGCTTATGTCTAAGATACAGGGAATGTCTTTTGAAAAAAATGCTACCAAAGGGGTAGGGGGTCCAGTAACATACTTCTTTCATGAGGAAGCTGGTATTGCACCTAAGATGGATCAGACCTATGAATACCTTAGACCTGCAATGTCGTCAGGTCAAATCACTACAGGTATGTTTATTGCAGCTGGTTCAGTGGGTGATTTAGATCAGTGTGAACCTTTAAAGAATATGGTCTTAAACCCAAAAGCCAACGATATCTATGCAGTTAAAACCAACCTGCTAGATAACAAAGGGAGTAGAGGTGAAGTGGGACTTTTTATTCCTGAACAGTGGAGTATGCCACCTTTTATTGATGACTGGGGTAATTCCCTAGTAGAGGAGGCAGTGGAAGCTATTGAGGAAGAAAGAAAAACTTGGAAAAGAGATTTAAGTCCTGAGCAATATCAACTGAGAATTTCTCAAAAACCAACAAATATTGCTGAGGCATTTGCATATCGTAAAGAGTCCCTCTTCCCTCAAAACCTTGTTTCTACACAAACACAAAAGATAGAAGATAAAGACTATCCTATAGAGTGTTTAGAATTAGAGTGGGCTGAAAATGGTGTAGACGTTGTTGCTCATAAGAGTAGAAAGCAACCTATCAATACGTTTCCTGTAGATAAACGTCAGGAAGATAAGACTGGAGTGCTTTGTGTTTATGAAAGACCTACAGATAAAATAGAGTTTGGTCAGTACTATGCAAGTGTGGATCCCGTGGGTGAAGGTAAAACAACCACCTCTGAGTCACTTTGTAGTATCTATGTATACAAGAACCCCACTGAAGTTACAAAGCTTACTGACGAGGGTCCTAAGAGCTATGTGGAAGGTGATATGATTGTAGCTGCCTGGTGTGGTAGGTATGATGATATTAATAAAACACATGAGCAACTAGAAAAGATTATAGAATACTATAAAGCCTGGACTCTAGTAGAGAATAACGTATCTTTATTTATTCAGTACATGATTGCTAAGCGTAAGCAAAAGTGGCTTGTTCCTAAAGATCAGGTACTTTTCTTAAAAGACTTAGGTAGTAACCGTAGTGTATACTCAGAGTATGGGTGGAAAAACACAGGTACACTATTTAAGAATCACTTAATTAACTACGCTATTGAGTACTTAAAAGAAGAGATAGACGTAGAGACTGATGCAGATGGTACTATACTAAAAAGAACTTTTGGTGTAGAACGTATACCAGATATAATGTTAATGAAAGAGATGCAAGCTTACCAGCCGGGTGTCAACGTGGATAGATTAGTATCCTTTGCTGCCTTGATAAGTTTTGCTAAAGTGCAACAAGCTAACCGTGGCTACCAGAAACGAATTGATAATGAGTCGTCTGTAAAATTGGATAATACGCAGAAAATGACTAAATTAAATATGAGTCCCTTTAGACATATTGGAGGGAATAGAAGAGGTGCTATTGGAGGTAAAGGAAAGCGCTCAGCTTTTAAAAATTTAAAGTAACATGCCAAGAATTATAAATGCAATGCAAGCTAAGGCTGGCGCCAAGGTTGAGAAAAACAAGATGGGTACTCTTGAACAACCTACTCAGTTTCTTCCTAGTAAGAAGAAAGATAAGGAGTGGTTTGCTTGGAATATAGACTGGATTGAAGTACAGGGTCAAAAGCAACTGAAAAGAAATGCTAGACGTTTGCTCAAGAACTATAAGCTTGCTAAAGGTATTATAGATAAGACTGACTATATCATGGAGGAAGATAACCTCTATGCTGATTTAGTAGACCAGTTAACTCAAGAGGATGTTTCAGCTTTAGAGCTTAAGTTTTACCCAATCATCCCAAATGTTATTAATGTACTTATGGGTGAGTTTGCCTCTAAGTATTCACGTGTTACATTCCGTGCAGTAGATGACCTTTCATACAATGAGCTTTTAGAAACTAAAAGAGCAATGATTGAAGAGACACTACTTGCAGATGCTGCTTCTCAACTTCTTGCAAAGCTTTCTGCTCAAGGTGCAGACATGCAAAATCCTGAGATTCAGCAAATGATGTCTCCTGAAAATTTAAAGACCCTTCCTGAAATTGAAGATTTTTTCCGTAAGGATTACAGGTCTATGGTTGAAGAGTGGGCAATGCACCAGACAAAAGTAGATGAGGAACGCTTTAAAATGTATGAGCTAGAAGAGCGTGCATTTAAAGATATGCTTATTACAGACAGAGAGTTCTGGCACTTTAAAATGGGTGAGGATGATTATGATATTGAATTATGGAACCCAGTTCTAACATTCTATCATAAGTCACCAGATGTAAGATATATCTCTCAGGCTAACTGGGTAGGTAAATCTGATATGATGAGTGTTTCAGATGTTATTGATAAGTATGGTTACTTAATGTCTGAAAAGCAACTTAAAGAATTAGAAAACGTATACCCATCTAGAGCTGCTGGCTATGCTATACCAGGTACTCCTAATGATGGTTCTTTTTATGATGGTACTAAATCTCATGAATGGAATAGTATTGATAATGGATCATTAGGATACCGTCAGTTTATTGCAAATAATGAACTAGGATTAGGAAGCGGTGGTGACATTGTAGACTTTATATTGGGTGAATCTGAGGATTTATTTGATTTTGGTAGCACCTTTATGCTAAGAGTAAGTACAGTTTACTGGAAAACTCAAAGACGTGTTGGCCACCTTACAAAAGTTTTAGAAGACGGTACAGTTATTCAAGATATTGTAAGTGATGATTACATTGCGCTTGATAAGCCACTATATAATACAAGTGTTTCAAAACAGAGAACTAAAGAGAATGTAATCTTTGGTGATCATATTGATTGGATTTGGATTAATGAAGTATGTGGTGGTATTAAGATTGGACCTAACCATCCTACTTATTGGGGCATGACTAGTCCAGATGGTATTGAACCAATATACTTAGGTATAGATAGAGAAGAACCTGGTAGACTTAAGTTTCAATTTAAAGGTGACTATACTCTATATGGTTGTAAGCTTCCAGTAGAAGGTGCTGTTTTCTCTGATAGAAATACTAAGTCTGTATCTCTTGTAGATTTAATGAAGCCTTATCAGATTGGATACAATATTGTAAATAATCAGATTGCAGATATTCTAGTAGATGAACTAGGTACTGTAATCATGCTTGACCAGAATGCTATTCCACGTCACTCACTAGGAGAAGATTGGGGTAAGAATAATTTGGCTAAGGCATACACTGCTATGAAAGACTTTAGCATGTTACCTTTAGATACGTCTATTACAAAT